GCAGCGCAGAAGCAATACTTCAACACCCAGGCGCAGGAGCAACTTGTGGTGAATACGGGATTCATTCCAGACGAGATGAATGAGATGATCAAGCAGATGATGGTATCTCCCGTGTTGCAAGTTGTGGAGCAGCAGGCATCGGTGGTGCTGACGGATTCGCAGATCACGTACAAGACCAGCGTCAATGACTTCCTGACGCAGTACACGTTCACGCTTGACTACGCCAACCCATTGAAAAACAAAGCATGGCTCTAACAATCCAAACAGCAAGCGGGTACCTGGATCTATACGGAGACGAGAGCATCTCGTTGGACTACAACGTGGCGGACTTGCGGGATCCTGGGGTGGTGTTTAGTCCCATCTCCCAGAACTTTACGATCCCAGCAACAGACGCAAACAACGCCTTTTTCAAGCACTACTACGATGTATCGGTATCGGGTGGGTTTAATGTTTACGCAAAGCAGGACGTATCGCTTTTTGCCGATGGCGTGAATCTGTTAGATGGGTACCTACAACTTTTGAATGTGGCCATCGTTGACGGAGTGGTGACGCAGTACGAGGTGCTTGTTGCTGGATCAGTTGGGGGCATTGCCCGTTCGTTGGGCGAGAAGGAATTGAACGAGTTGACGTTCGATGATCTCAACCACGCATACACATGGGAGAACATTTACGATTCATGGACTACGCCCATTGGTGGTGCCATTGTGTACGGCATGGTGGACAAGGAAGGGTTTGCAACGGATTCCGTGTTCAAGCCACAGAACGTATTGACCCCGCTTTCCGAGGCCGACTTTTACCCGCACATTTTAGTCAAAGACCTGATCGAAAGGATTTTTTCCTCGGCTGGCTATGAGATCAATGCAACTGGGTTTTGGGAATCGGAGTACCTGGATGATTTGTACATGCTGCTTTGGTCGCCCGATACGCTTACCAGTGCGGACGATGTGGTGAATGCTCGTTTGTTTTCGGCAAGCACAAATAACAATATCGACATACCAAACGGCAACGCATTAGCCCCGTTAAAACTTACATTCAACACCGAGGCATACGACCCAGGGAGCAACTTTGATTTGACCACAGACGCATACACCGCACCCGTTTACGGATCTTATACGTTCAATTTATCGGGTGAGATTTTAGATGCTTACAATTTCCGAATTGCAACGTACATCAATGGCGTGTACGGAAACACGTACTGGGTTTCGGCATCCACAACGTACAGCGTGAACTTCACCTTGTTGCTGAATGCAGGCGATACGGTGGAAGTTTATGCAGCGTACAATGGTGCAATGGGGGTGACAAACATTTACAAAACTTTGAAGCCTTACACCTGGACATGTACGAATGCACCGACTACTCCGTTTGGGGCTACGTTGCAAGTGGCGGAGGTGATGCCAAAGATCAAGCAGCGTGACTTTTTGGCTGGGTTCGCAAAGTTGTTCAACCTAGTGATTGTGCCAGATACCCCCAACTCGCTAAACATCTACGACTATCAGACGTGGATTGCGGAAGGGGTGGTGCAGGATTGGACTAGAAAGATAGACATCTCAAAGCCCGTGGTTGTGCAACCAACTACCGACCTGCAAGGCCGTGCTATAAACTTCAACTTCGCAGCAGGCGAATCTATAATAGAGACCGCATTCCAGAACTCGTTTGGGTACCCACATGGATCTTTGAGGGTAGCGGACACGGGGAACGAATTTGCGCAGGGTGACTTCACCGTGGAGGTTCCGTTCGTTTCCTCCATGTACAACCGATTGAACAATGCTGCGGGTATTGAAGTTTTGCAGTTGTTCGACCTAGAAGGAAAGGCGATCAGTTCGGAACCCCGCCTTATGTGGTACCATGGAGTGAGTGGCGCACCGCAATACTTTGTACTAGATACGGTTTCACCTTCTATTGAGGTTGTTGCCGAGTACCCAAAATTCGGTGTTTACTCAAAAGGGCTAGCCGATAACATTTGCCTTTCATTTGGGCAGACGGTGTTGGACAATGTGGTGCCTCCGTTCAACAATTTGTTTACTAAATTCTGGACTACCTACGTGACCGAGATCTACGCCTCGGATGCGGTGATGGTAACAGCCCAGGCGGTATTGGAGCCGATTGAGGTGTACTCGTTGCAGTTGAATACCCAGGTATATTTTGATGGGGAGTATTGGCGGATCAATAAGATCGCAGGGTACGACCCAGACAAACGCACCTGCTCGGTGGAGTTGTTTCGTGCCTCGTTTGCGAATGGAGTGATTTGCACGGAGGTACCTACGGCAATGAACTCGGATGGCACGGTGAGTGGCCTCACGAACCTGGAATGCTGCGAATACTACGGCTACAAGTTTAACACGAACACGGGTGATTGCTATTGGCGCACGACCAAGACGCTCTCCCTGCTGAACGGATTGGAGGGCATACGCACTACGGCATTGCTTTCATTGGAGGAGGACAGACCCACGGCCACGCAGCCGAATGAGGTTTTCTTTTTGGAATGCAATCTTGATACGGAGGGCGTGAGTGAGGAGGCAGGAACCTTCAAAGTGGACTACGCTCGCAGCCCGTTCGCTTTCAAGGAAGGAGAGACCCGTATCTTTGAGCTGACTGCGGTGGTGAATGAAACGGGCAACGGCACATACGCCTCATCGCATTACTACATGGTTGAGCGGGGTGCAGCGGAGGACGTAGTTACCGAGATCCGAGAGATCCCAGCAGACCACAACTTCAAAGCAGAGATGCTAATCGTCAACGACCGAGTGGTGGGGGTAGAGTGCAGATCTTTGAAAAATACAAACGCATCAAGTTTATGGAACGTCAGGATGGAAGTGCAACAGATATGATCGACCTCGGTTTTATAGTTGATGCGCTTCGTGCCAATCACTACGGCATGGGCGAGGAGGTTGAAATCGCAAAGGGAAAATATCATCTAATCACCGACCTGCGTCAAGCATGGACGCAAATAGTAAGGGCATGGCAACGGAGAAAACTATAAAGCTAAAAGTCGAAAACGGGGAGGCCGTTCTCAAAGTTGACGAGCTGAATAAGGCATTAAGGCAGACCAACAAGGAGGCGGACGAACTCAACGGGACGGTAGAAGCAGGAACGGAAGCCCTAGACAAGTTCACCAATGGCGGGGTATCTGCAATGAAAGGGCTAGTATCTGGGGCAAAGACCGCCATCGGTGCAATGACATCGCTTAAAGGAGCGGTGATCTCCACGGGTATTGGTGCTTTGGTGGTAGTGGTTGCTTCGCTTGCTGCTTACTTTACCCGCACGAGCCGAGGAGCAGATGCTTTGGCCGTGATCATGGGGGGATTGGGTGCCGTTATAGATAAGATCACGCAGGTAGCCATCACATTGGGAGAGGCGTTGTTCAAGGCATTCCAAAACCCAAAGAAAGCACTTTCCGATTTTGGCAATGCAATTAAGACCAACATCACCAACCGATTGGAGGGATTGTTGGAGTTCATTCCTGCGGTAGCAAAGGCAATCGGATTGGCATTGAAGGGTAACTTCAAAGAAGCTGGAAAGGTTGCTGCGGATGCAGTCGGCAAGGTTGGATTGGGCGTAGAGAACATGACCGAAAAACTCGGAGCAGCCGTAGATAGTGCGGTGAAGTTCGGCAACGAGTTGAGCGCATCAGCCAAGAAGGGAATGGAACTGGCCGAGGCGTTGGATGCGGTAGAGGATCGGGAACGTGAGCTGATTGTGTTGCGTGCCAAATCCAACAAGGAGATTGCCAAGGCACGGATGATTGCCGATGATACTACAAAGTCCACGGAGGAGCGTATCGCAGCAGTTGAGAAAGCGTTTGCGCTGGAGCAAAAGGTAGCTAGTGCCGAGCAGAACAATGCCCGTGCATACCTTAAATACCTTGACGAGCGACTAAAAACGCAAACAAGTACGGATGAGGATCTAAAAGCAAGAGCCGAAGCCCAAGCCAAGGTGCTGGAATTGGAAACCGAAACCCTACGCAGACAGAAGCGTTTGCAGGCGGAAGTCACCTCGTTGAAAAATGAGGACAAAGCAGCCCTAGAAGCGAGCATCAAATTGCGTGAGGAGGCAGCAAAGAAAGAACTGGAGTATCAGGCATTTATCAAGAACGGGGAGCGTGAGACGATTGAGCTAATCAACAAGACCAATGCCTCCCGTGTTGCTGCCCTTGTAGAGTTTAATAATCAGCTAAACAAAATACGAGGTGTAGCACAATCAGAGCGTGAACGTGACTTGATGCAGATCAAGGCAGATTCTATGGCGGCTCTACGGTCACTTATTGAATCAGGCCAGGCCACTGCCGAGAAGGCAGCAGAGATCACGGCAGCGCAGCGTGAGGCGGAGCGCAGGGTCAACGAGAAGTATGACAAGTTGGATCAGCAACGCCAGATGGAAAACAACGCCAAGAAGTTGGAGTTGGCTGGGCAGGCGTTTGGTGCCTTGGCGCAACTGGCGGAAGCATTGTCCAAAGACGATGAGAAGAACGCAGAAAAGTCGTTCAAAATTACAAAGGCATTGAGGTTGGGTGAGGCAGTTGCTAACACGGCAGCAGGCATCATGGGACAACTTGCGGTGCCATACGACCAGTTGACTGGTGCTAACTTTGTGAAGGCAGGAATCATTGCAGTAACGGGAGCAGCGCAAATAGCAACAATCGCCAAAAGCAAATTCAGCCCAGGTGCTAGCACGGCAGAAAAGCCCACTGTTGGCTCCGCTCCTTCGGGAGGTGGTGGAGGGTTTACACCGAACATCTCATTCACGGGTATCGGCCAGAACCCCCTTGCGGGAATGTTCGGTCAGCCGATGCAGGCATACGTGGTAGGTCAACAAATGAATAACGCTAACATGCTGGAACGGAGAATCCGCAACAGCGCAACATTCGGAGGAGGATGAAATACTTTGAGCTAGTCCTGGAGGACGAAAAAATGATGGGCGTAAATGCCATCAGCGTGGTGGAAAGCCCCGCCATTGAGGAGGACTTTATAGCCCTTTCCAAGGAGGTGCAGTTTGCCGTACAAAACGAGGAGAAGCGCATCATCATGGGTGCGGTATTGATCCCGAACAAGCCCATCTATCGGGTGGACAAAAAGACGGGCGAAGAATACTACGTGTTCTTTACGGAGCAGACTATCCGCAAGGCAGCGGAGTTGTTCCTCAAAAAGGGGTACCAAGGGGAAACCACGACCGAGCATTCCTCATCTGTTAACGGAGTTACCACGGTGGAGCAGTGGATCATTGAGGATGAGGTGCATGACAAGACCCGTAAGTACGGAATGAATTACCCCGTAGGCACCTGGATGCAAGCCCGCAAGGTGGACAATGATCAGGTGTGGGATGACGTAAAGGCAGGCAAATACAACGGGTTCAGTATTGAGGGCTACTTCGCTCACAAGCCCGTGATGAACGTGGAGATGAGCATGCAGGAAATTGAGGAGCAAGAAGCCCAGCACCTTGTTGAGCTGTACATCCTCGGTGCCATGAAGGGCGTGCTGAAAAACGACAAGCGGGTCAAGGGTGGCCTGCGTATTGAGATGGAATCCTACTCGGACTACCCAGAGGCCGTACGCAACAACGCAAAGCGTGGCATTGAATTGAATGAGAAAGGCGGCAACAAGTGCGCCACCCAGGTTGGAAAGGTTCGTGCGCAGCAGTTGGCAAGCGGTCAGGCATTGAGCATGGAGACAATCAAGCGCATGGCTAGCTACCTAGCACGAGCCGAAGAATACTACGATGAGAGCGATAGCAGCGCATGTGGCACCATCTCCTACCTCCTTTGGGGTGGGCTAGCTGGAAAGCGTTGGGCAGAATCTAAAATCAGCGAAAATGAAAAATAACCCCAAACCACCCGTGCCCCAGAACTCCCGAAGGGGTTGTTTGTGCAAAGACGGCAAGACCTACTCCCGTAAATGCTGCGACCCGATGGACATGCAAGCCCAGGGCATCGGCTTTATTGGAGGTAAAAATACCCAGAATTAACCCTAATCAATTATATACGCATGAATTTGACAGACATTTTCAAAAAGATCGAACTCGCCATCCAGCCAGAAGTGGTTGAATTGGCAAGTGCGAAACTGGCCGATGGTACCATGGTTGAGGCCGAGGTATTGGAAGCAGGGCAAAACATCTTCCTGATCGGAAGCGAAGGCGAGAAGGTTGCCGTACCCGTGGGCGAATACCCCATGGAGGACGGACGCATCTTGGTCGTGACGGAAGAAGGCGTGATCGCTGAAATCAAGGAAATGGTTGAGGAGGAGGAGAAGCAAGAAGTCACCATTGAGGTGGAAGCTGCTGCTGCCGAGCCAACCATGCCCGAGGTTATGGCGATGATTCAATCTCTGAAAGACGAGGTTGAAATGATGAAAGCGGAAATGGGCAAAAAAGAAGAGATGTCTATTGAAGCCGAGGTAAAAGAGGAGGAAGTTAAAGAGGTGGTAATGGCCGCAGAGAAGCCCATCGTGGCTGCTCCCGTGGAGGTCAAGCCCGAACTGAAATTCCAAATCAGTGCAAAGCGTTCCGCCACTACGGCCGATCGTGTGTTCAACAAATTGTTCAATTAAAAAAACCCAATAAGAAATGCCTACTAGCACTTCAATTACCACCACGTATGCTGGTGAATTTGCAGGGAAATACATCTCTGCTGCCCTTTTGTCGGGCGAAACCTTGGCCAAAGGTGGTGTTACCATCAAGCCAAACGTGAAGTACAAAGAAGTCATCAAGCGTGTAGAGCTTGACGGCATCGTTAAGGATCAGACCTGCGACTTCACCGATACCTCCGCTTTGACCTTGACCGAGCGCATCCTGCAGCCAGAGTTTTTGCAGGTGAACTTGGAATTGTGCAAGAGCGACTTTGAGAGCGACTGGGAAGCCATCCAAATGGGCTACTCCGCTTTTGACGTATTGCCAAAGAACTTCGTTGACTACTTCGTAGGTTACAACGCTGGTAAGGTTGCCGAGTGGATCGAGCAAAAAATGTGGACTGGTGCTACTGCCAATGCTGGCGAGTTCAACGGATTCCAGGCATTGCTTGCTGCTGACAGCACCGTGGTTGACGTAACTGCTGCAACTGGTGGTGTAACTGCTTCCAACGTATTGACCGAGATGGGCAAGGTAATTGATGCCATCCCCGTTGCTTTGTTCGGTAAGGAGGACTTGCACTTGTACGTTCCAACCAATGTATTGAAGGCCTACGTTCGTGCGTTGGGTGGCTTCGGTGCTTCTGGCTTGGGTGCTGCGGGTATTGACGCAAAAGGATCTACCTGGTTCAACAACCAAGAGCTGATGTTCGAAGGCGTTAAGATCTTCCACGCTCCTGGATTGGGAACCAACAAAATGGTAGCTGGACAGAAGTCAAACTTGTTCTTCGGCACTGGCTTGTTGAGCGATCAAAACGAAGTGAAGGTTCTCGACATGGGCGACCTGGACGGATCAAAGAACGTACGCTTCATCATGCGCTTCTCTGCTGGTGTTCAGTTCGGAGTTGGTGCTGATTTGGTTTACTACGCCTAATTAGCGGATAGACAATGACACAAGGGGGGGACTTGGGTAACGCACCCTCGTCTCCCCTTTTGTGTTTTGGGTGCGGAAAAGGACTAGAAAAGAGGCAAAAGAGATGGTGCAGCAGATATTGCAAGGACAAGGTCAGGTTGGTCAAGTTCAGAGCAATGCAACTGCCTGCGGTTTATAGGCCACATAAAAAAGACAAATGCGAGTTGTGCGGATTCGTTCCAGTTCACAGTTGCCAGTTAGATGTGGATCATATAGACGGAAATAGAAAGAATAACGACCTCTCTAATCTCCAGACCCTTTGCGCAAATTGTCACCGCTTGAAAACTAAAATTAACAAGGACTACTTAAAAAAATAAAATCATGGCATGTTCATTAACACTCGGCCGTATTGAGCCGTGCAAAGACCAGGTAGGTGGATTGAATGCAATCTACTTCATCAACTCGCTTGACCTGGCACAAATCTCCTACGACACCGCTGACACGGACGTATTGGATCAGTTGGCTACTACGGCCACCTCCGCCTACAAATATGACTTGAAGGGCACCTCAAACTTCGAGCAAAACATCAACTCCAGCCGTGACAATGGCACGACCTTCTTTGAGCAAGTGTTGAACGTGGTGCTGAAAAAGCAAGACGCTGACACCCACAAAGAGGTGAAATTGCTGGCCTGGGCAAAGCCCGTGGTCGTTGTTGAAGACAATAACGGCAACGCATGGGTGATGGGTCTGGAGCATGGCTCCGAGGTTACGGGCGGAAGCATCGTGACGGGATCTGCATTCGGTGACTTGACGGGCTACAACATCACATTGACGGCCAACGAGCGGGTGCCTGCCAACTTCCTGCTGGGAGCTGTTGCAAACAACCCGTTTGCTGGATTGAGCGGCACGAAGCCGACCATCGTGGTGGGTTCCTGATCAATTCCTACACGAGCAAAGAGGCCACCTTCGGGTGGCTTTTTTGTTGGTAATAACCGCACATGTGTCAGTTGGGGGTTATATACGCATGACTTTCCTATCATTTGATACCAACAACGTGGTGACTTTGCCCGTTCGGGACTGGCAAAACGGCAACGATGCGCTGACTGGTTACGGGGTAGCGTGGCGGGTGCAGATGGTTTTGTACTCCAAAGACGGCAGAACCATCACGATCTACAACGTAACCTCCCCCACATTTGATGCAGACACCCGTGAGTTTACCTTTACTTACTCATCGGTAGGGTTGGAAGCCGAGGTGCCGTACATGGTGCGCCTTGCAGAGCAAACCCTAGTGACGGGGCAGTTCGTAAATAGCAAGATCCTATGCAGTGACAGATTTATCATGCTACCGCAAGGGGAAACAATCAGCACATACCAACCCGTTCTAGATACGGTGCAGGAAACGATGGACAATACATTCAAAATTTATGGCCAGTAACAATATCAAAATGGTTGAGTTCGCCTCCTACGTTGCGCCTGCAATCGTGGAGAACCCCCGCCTGGATTGGGTGGAATACGGGGAGGACAATAACTACTACCAATACCTCATTGACCGCAGGGTCGGTTCCGCTACGAATAACGCAGTGATCACGGGTATTGCCGACATGATCTACGGCAAAGGCCTAGATGCCTCAAATTCGGCAGCCAACCCAACGGCATACCTGGAGATGAAGCGGCTTTTGAGTGAGGAGGACGTGTACCGCTTTGCAAATGACGTGTATTGGTTGGGCAATGGTGCGTTGCAAGTGTTGTGGAATGCTGACAAGTCGGCCATCGCAGAGATCACCCACATGCCAGTGCAGACGTTACGTGCCGAGAAGTGCGATGAGGAGGGCAAAATCAATGCCTACTACTACGCATGGGACTGGACAAAGATCCGCAACCGCAACCAAGTGACCCGCATCGGGGCGTTTGGCATGACTACCGAGAAGCGTGAGATTTACTTCTACCGCCCGTATGCAGCAGGATCCTACTACTACTCACCGCCCAGATACATGGCAGCACTTCCGTATGCGGAATT